TAATACTTGTTTCATCAATGCAAATAATATCATCTAATTTATATTTCTTAATCACTTTGTAAAATTCTTTTAGATTTTTATTTATATCAATATCCTTACCAAATCTCTTAGTAGGTTTATGTCTAAATCTTGTAATTTTTAAACTTACATTATTATCTTTAACAATTCTTGATAAATGTCTTTCAGATATATCAACATCAGGAAACTTAATTTTAAGTTTTTCCAATAAATCTTCCATCGTAATTGTTTTATTTATTTTAATTTGCTCTAAAATAAATTTAACTTCATTCTTATGAACCTTATAAGCAACAGGTTTTCTATTATATCTTTTAATTTCACCATCATTTTCAAACTTCTCAACCCAACGCATTAAACTTCTAACAGAACATTTGAAAATTTGACATACTTCTTCTTGTGTATTATCACCAACTAAATAATAATCAACTGCTGATTGTTTATAATCTTCAGTTTTATGATCTGGCATATATTTATAATATAATAATATATCATACATATAAAAATTAGTAAAGAACATTGAAAATTAATATTTAGTTTTAATTTTAATTATTCCTATGTGAAACCTCAGTGATTTTTAATAAATATTATAAATTATAGATATTTAATTAACCTAAATTAACCAATTTATCGGTTAAAAAATACTTTAGTAAAATTAGAAAAAATTGATTTAAAGATTATTTATAATGTATATTATATATATAAAGTAAAATGGGAAAGAGTTATGTGTGCCAAGACTGTAAGATGGAATTCGATCAAAAAAGTCATTATGATAGACATGCGAATAAAAAAATTCCATGTGTTCTTAAAGATAAACCTCTCAAAGATGTAATAAATGATGCTGTTTCAAAACAAGTATCAAAAATAATCAAAGAAGAAAATAAAAATATTATTATATCATCTAAAAATATTGATAGTGATACGGAAGAAGAAAAACAAACTACTAAACCTAAATCAACAAGAAAGAAACCAGTTAAAAAGGATGAAGTAAAAGATGAAGTAGATTACTCATATTTAAGATTACCTGATAATGAAATTTTAATTGAATTAGAAAAAGAAGATAATAAAGTCAAAAGTGAAGCAAAAAAGAATATATTAAAGATGATTGATAAAGGTCATAACTATTTATATAATTCTGAAAATATAGAGGGTGAAGATGCCTTAAATGATATTATGAACTTTCTATTCATTAAATCTATTCAACCAATTATTTCTGATAAAGAGGAAGATGGAAAAATAGATTTATTAAATAAAAAATATTATAAAAATTTATATGATGATAAAGAATTAACTGAAATTTTAAGTTATTTTCAAAATTTATCAAATTTATCTAAAAAAGAATTAAATGTAATTCGTAATTTAAATGAAGATACAGATGCTATAAGACAAATGGGTGATATTCTAAAAAATCATCCAATTACAAAACAAATTTTTACAGAAAATAATTTTATTAAGGCAAAAAAAGCACCAACAATTCAATTATTATTAAATGAAGTAATAATTCCATTAAATATAAAAGAAATAGAACAAAATGAAGATGTTATTGGTGAAATATACGAACATATTATAAATGGTTATGTTAAGAAAGGTTCTAAATTAGGTCAATTTTTTACACCAAGAAAGTTAATGAAATTAATTTTTAATTACAAAGAAGAAAGAATTAATGAAATTATAAAGAAATTAGATAAAAAAGAAAAAATTAAATTTTATGATTCTTGTATGGGAACAGGTGGATGGTTAGTTACTGGATATAATTTATTCAAAGAAAAATATGGTGATAGAATATTATTATCAGGTGGTGAAGTTAAATCAACAACATTTCAATATGGTTTAATGAATTTAATTTTAACATTACGAAAATTTCCATATGATGTAAAATGTGAAAGTAGTTTAACTCATATTAATAATAATAAACATCATTTTGTATTAACAAATCCTCCATTTCAAACTGATTTAAAATTTGATAATATTAAACAAAATTTTAAATCGAATGAATATACAACAAAAGAACATAAAATAAAGTTAGATGATGTATATAATTTGAAAGATAATAGTCCACCTATTCAATTTTTAGAATTAGATATATTTAAATTAGAAGAAAATGGATTATGTTTAATTATACTTCCATACGGTGAATTATTTTTTGGTTCATCTAATAAAGATGTAAGAAAACACTTTATGAAAGAAACCAATATTACTGATATTATTCTTTTTAGCGGTGGAACTTTTACACATACAGGAATTAAAACATGTGGTTTAATATTTGAAAAAGACAAAAAGGGTACAAAAGCAATAAATTTTATTCAAGCAAATAAGGAATGTAATACTTTAACAAAAATAACAACAGTTTCAATTGATGATATTGAAAAAGAAATAAATTATTCATGGTATCTTCGTGATTATTTGAAAGATGAATATATTGAAAGTTTAAGTACAAAAATAACTAATTTTGAATGGATTGAATTTAATAATGTTTTTACATTAGAAAAAGGTAAAATTCAAAGTTCAAAAATAGAAGAAGATAAAAATGGAAAATATACAATTCTTTCTATTTCTGAAAAAGATAAATTAACTAATATAATAGAACAAGATAACTTAATTAATGGTGAAAATTTATTCATTGCAACAACATCGAGTGGCACAAGTTCAGGACCGTATGAAACAAAAATCAAATATTATAATGGTAAATGTTCTTATACTAATTTATTATGTAGATTAGTAATAAATAAAAATTATATTAATAAAATAAATATTAAATTTATGTATTATTATTTAAAATCATTACAAACACATATTGAAACGACATATGAAAAAGGGGCATGTAATAAATCATTAGACCAAAAGAATTTTAATAGAATGAAAATACCTATTCCTCCTTTAGAAGAACAAATAAAAATAAATAATAAATTTAACTTATTATATGAAGAAATTAAAATAATAAAAGAACTACAAAATATATCTGAAAAACAATTAATTGAATATTTTGAATTATGTTTATTTGATTTTGCAAAGGATAATAAAAAATTATCTGAAGTTATTGATGAGTTTAATACAGGTAAATCATTTAGTAGTGATTATATTAGCGAATCAAGTATATATCCATCATATGGTTCTAATGGAATAATGGATTATGTAGATAAATATATTTATGATGGAGAATATATATTACTTGGTAGAACTGGTAGTTGTGGATATGTTCATTATGTTTCAGGAAAATTTCACGCGGGTGATACAGTATTTGTTATTAAACCATCTAATTTAATAAAAACAAAATATTTGTATTATTTATTAAAATTATATAAAAATAATGATGTATATGCTTTAGAAGGAAAAGGTTCTGTTGTTGGAGTAATTAATAAAACTAAATTAAATGAATTAAAACTTATTATTCCATCAATAAAAAATCAAGAAAAAATTTTAGAAAAATTAGAAATTTTTGAAAAATCATTAAATAATTATATTAAAGATCATTCAGAAAAAATGAAGGAAATGACATTTAAATTTAATGAAATACTTATAAAATCTAATATTAAATTAATACAATCAGATTCAGAAGAAGAAATAAAAGAAGTACCAAAAAATAAAAATAAGACAAAATCTAAATCAAATGTAATTTAATCTTTTGGATAATATAAATCAAAATTAATGATTGGTATTTTTTTATCTAATTCATTTATTTTTTCTAATTTTTGTTGAGAATTATATCTTCTATATTTTTCTTTACCAAGTTCAATAATTAATTTATTATTACATATCTCATATGCTTCTAGTGCTTCTTTTTTATTCCAATAATAATTTATATTATTTGGATGAATATCTCTGAAACAAAACTTAGGATATTTGGTTTGTAATCCACCTAAATCTACAATCCAATTTTGTTTTTCCTTTAATTTATTATATGATATTTCATCATATATTTTATTACTCTTCAAAAATTTCAAAAAGTCAGTATATTTATTATAACCAGTAGTACAATATTCATTTAATATTTCAGTTGGTATTTTTTCACCATCATAATCATCACCATTTTTTGGAGTTTGTGTTCCATTACCTACTATAGCATTCCCATTACCTACTATAGCATTCCCATTACTCTTAAATATAATATCTTGTCCGCATTCACCAATTATATAATCCAAATATTTTTTTAGATGTTCGTTTTTAGCACAATTACCAAATTCATCTCTATACAATGGAACTAATAAATGTAATAATTTATTTGGATATACATCTTTTTTCCATCTCAATCCTCTACCTATAATTTGTCTAATATCAATATCAGATTGTCTTGGATCACCCAAACAAATAAAATCAATATAGTCATTGTCATAACCATATCCAATTTTACCAACACATATAATAACACATTGTTCTTTATCTTTTTCAAATGTTTTTATATCTGTATCACTATCATTTTCTACTTCTATATTTTTTGAAACATAAATATATACGTTTAATTTATCTTGTTTCTGTAATAATTTGTATAAATTTTCAGCATTTTTACAATCATTTACATATATAATTCCTTTTTTCTTTTTATATTTTGTCATTGATTCAACAATTAAATCTTTCAAATTATGATATTCTGATTTCTTTTCATTTAATTGTTTAACAATTGTTTCAATATTACATAATAATTCTTGATTAATTAATTCATAGACTTTTACTTTTTCAATAACTTTACCATATACTAATGGATGTAATTCAATATCATCAGTTGGTGTTGCTGAACCAAATAATCTATAATTACAAATATTATTATTAGTTAAAAATTCTGATATATTTTCTGCATCTGCCCATGATGTTATAAAATGTGCTTCATCAAATATAATCAAATCAAATAAAAATTTATATTTTTTAATGTATTCTAATAATCTATTACCACTTTGATAACAACTTGTCATTATAATTTTTCTATTATTTTTTGAATATTTTTTTATCTTTTCTTCTTTACTTGAATTATCTAAATCACTAAAATGAATAATTTTATAATTATCATCTTTGATATAAGATGAATATTTATCTTCAACGATTTGTTGATTTAGTAAAATTCTTGGGGTTAAAAATAAAATTCTATTAAATTTCATTCGTAATATAGTTTTATAATATATATGAGTTTTACCAAATCCAGTAGGTGCTTTCAAAAATACTTTTTTATATGTATTTAAATGATTAATAATTTCAACAAGATAAATTTCTTGTAATTTATTACGCAATCTATTTTCTTTTGTTTCTGACAGTCTATTATGAAAAAATCTTTTAAGCAAATCTTTTAATTTTCTAATTCTTTCTTGATGAATTAGATTATTAATTTCTTCTTCTGATAATACTTTAAACTTAATCTTCGTCGTAGATAAAAATGGTACTATTTCATTTATTATTTTATTTTGATAAAATTCGCTACCACCATCTATTTTAGAGTGATAATTTTTAAAATATCTTTGTAATAATATTTCAACATAAGTATCATCAAATATTTGATTATTTGATATTTCAATAACTAATTCAAATTTACCT